GATACTCTTGGTGAGTTATTTGCTATTACTATTGTCATTTTACTACCTCATTTTTCCCCTGTTACCAATTTACTTATTACTTTTCAACGCACAATTACATATTACCAAATGTTCTACCTAGTTCTTTCATTTGGTCTTTTAAAAACCATAATCTAAGAAAAGGTAGTATTCGTAAGAAATCTTCTGTACCTTCACCATAATTTCCTTGCACTATATTTCCAGCTGCACGACTATATTGTAATGCAATGTCTGGGCCAGCACCTAATATACCAGCCAATGCATCAGCATAGTTTTGTTCTGCTCCATATTTAGCTGCTACCATTCCTCCAGTAAAATTCTTACCTGTTAATTCCATGCCAGTATGTAATGATGTATAAAATATATCTGAATACACACCACCTAAACCAGCATAATCAAAAGACCTCATAAGTGCTGTAGGAATGTTATCTTTTTCTCGAACATAATCAGGAACTCTCATTTGATATTGTAAATAACCAAGACCCATAAACGCGGCTATTGTTATAGCTTTATTTTTATTTTGTCCTTGAGCCAATGAGCCTTGTATTTTAGTAGCTGCTGCCATGAGATAAGAATAAAACTGCAATGGCATATTTAATAAACCACTTTCTACTCGAGCATACCCTCTATATTTAGGGTGTTCTTTAAGACCCATTTTGCCAGCAATGTGCATAGGTAACATAATAATACCATCAGCTAATATAGGCTTGTCTGCTGGTGTACCCATTAAAATAGTATTTAAAATACCATCACTCATTGCTGCTTTAAAAGATGTAATAGTATCTTCTTGCACAAATTTACTAGGCTTATTTGATTTGCCTTTTTTTGTTTTCCATTTACTTATATTAGCTAAATACAATCCATTATCAGTTTTATCCCAAGGAGCATTTGCTATTTCTGTAGCTTTTTCTTTGTCTATTCCATTTCGTAAAAGCCAAGTAGTTTCAAATTTATTTGAATTACCATTTACTAATTTAATAGAGTAATCAATAATACTGTGCTGTCTGTTTAATGACTCCCAGTTTTTTAATAATGCAGTTAAAGGAGCAAGACCATTAAGAGTATAAAAAGCATCCTTACCTTTCTCCCAAGTCTTAGTTATCTTAGACTCACCGCGCATCTCATCTGTAAAACGTACTTGAGCATTACCTATTTCAATTTCTAAAGCTTCAGCATAAACTTCTTTAGTTTCTCTTAACGCTTGTTGTACATTTTGTGGTCTTTTTAAAATGTTAAATAAACTTTTAAAAATTGTACCAACTTCATGATTCATAAACATAGTTGCTGGTTCACTAATAGTTGCAAACCCAGCAGAACCTAAATAACTTAACGCAGATGCTTCTTTAATTGCGTAAGCAGTTTTACTATCCCAACGAGAGGGGTCTTCAATTGTTCTACCCACTACACGATTGTACATTATTTGAAATTCCATACGAGCTTTATTTATTTGCCTAACACTCATATTGTTAGAAATACCGTCTTCGTCTATCTCATCTAAAATATCATCTAATGTTCTGCCACCAAATCCTTTTTCCCATTCTATTAACGGAGCAATTCTATTTGTGTATTCTAGCATTACTTTTTCTGGATTTAATTCTATAAAATCTAATACATCTTTATTAGGTATGTCTAATATTCTACCTTTTGTGTGTTTAGATGAGCCTAATCCAAGAAATAAAGTGTCAGGATTTAATGGGTCATACTCACCTTCTTCAAGTATTTTTTTAACTGTATCTTCTGCTCGAAGAGTTACTGATTTTACATCCATAGGCGCGCCCTCTTTAGGGTTTGCTAAATAATGTTGTAAAATTTTATTTGTAAATAATGCTCTGTTTGCTTTAATTTTGCCTTGATTCCAATAACGAGCAAAATATTTAGTTTCTCCTTTAGGCATTACAGAACCAGTATAAGATTCTTTTAATAATAATTCTTGTTCTTTTAATTTTTCTTCTAATCTTATTATTTGTTTTTCAAAATGTTTTCTTAAAGCTGGTTTTGTTGCAACTTTTAATTTATTTTTAGTAGAATCAATACCATTTGTTAATTTTTTAATACTAGTTTTAACAGATTTAGCAGAACCTATAAGACCTAAATCTCTTAACTCAACTTCAGCATCTTTAAAAAAGTTGTCTATTAAATCTGCGGCTTCTTTTTGTTTAGGACTCATAGAATAAGCTGGGTCATCAGCTAATCGAGCTGTGTTTACCTCAGTAATCCAATCATCAAATGTCATTTTATTTTTTTGCAATGGGTTTAATTTAGATGCTTTTGCTGCAGCATTAGATAACCTATAACCAGCCATCTCCATTGCACCGCCTTGTTCTTCGCCCCAAAGCCTGTAAAATTGTTTCATGTTTTTTACTACAGGGCCAACACGCAATTTTTGTTGTGTATAAATAGAAGGGCCATGAGTTAAACCCATCATATTAGCAACTGTAACTAGTCCGTGGTCACTAGCTAATCTATGCATATAACCTTTAGTAGTTGTTAATTTAGAACGTAAGAAACTTCTAAATGGTGTAGGCATTGCTTTTACAAAAAAACTATCAGCTTTATAAATATCATTAGGGTCTTTGCTTTTCCAATATTCCATGCGCCTTACAGATATTTCTCTATTAAGGTCAAAGACTTCTTGCTTACTGTTACTTCTATTTTTTAAATTGTTTAATTCTTTTGTGCTTTGAAGACCATATTTTCTATCTTTAACAGATGGCATTTTATCTATGTCATCAGGAGTAAGACCATTTAATCCATCAATCATTGCATTGTAATCATCCATTAAAATATTATGATTACGTGCTTTTATTGCAGACGGCACTCTTAACCCACCTTGCAAAAATCCTCCAAAAACAAAAGCTGCCCCTATATTAATAGGTGTTTCATGAGGAACTGATGTAGGGTCAAAAGGCGCGCGAAGTAATTCTAAACCTCCTTGATGAAACGCTGAAGCTGTAGCAACTTTACCAATTGCATACATTAATCTAGCTTCGCCAATTCCATACGGCAAACCTAACCAATTAATAGGATTAGCAAATTCACTAATCATTGCTTTAGCTACGCCAGCTTTGTATAAAGTTTCTCTATTTTCTAAAAGACCATCTAAGTCTTTAAGTTTTGCATCTAACTCAGCTTGACTCTGAACATCAACATAATCACCAACATATTCATAGTGTCGAGGTTCGAACATATCTATATCTAATTGAAAGTTTTCATCTCTTACATGGTTAAACTTATAAGAATTACTAATATGATTTACAATCGGACTACCAGCACTCTTTATACTAGCTCCTATTGTTTCACCCCATGTTGGTGTCTTAGGCATATTATCAATAGATGAAGTTTGATTACTCCATACTCTATTATTATTAAAACCGTTTAACATTAATTACTTAATCCTAATTCTACTCGATGTACTTTATTTACTAACTCATAAAATTTACTTAATTCTTTATATTTTGAAGTGCTTGCATTAAATTTTTTCATATCATCAAACAATGTTTTTTTAAGATTAGTAAGTTCGTTTCCTGTTATTTGTTCTCTTTTTTGATTTAAAAGAATAGGTTTTCCAGAACTATTTCCTTCTTTAGAAACAAATGAATACCCTCGTTGATTATGGTCTAAGCCAGCATACATTAAAGTAATGTGTTTCTTACTTTTAAAATCTATGCTTTCTATTATGTTGCTTTCAACAACTGTGCCTTTTACAATATTTCCTATAGGTGAAGGTATTGCATTTATTTCAGCTTGTTGCTTTTTTAAAAGTGCTTTAGCATTTTTTAAAGAAAGTGAGCTTTCTATAATTTGTTGAGTTATTGTTTCTTGGCTTTCTGCAAGTTCTTTTTCTGCTCTTTTTCTTAATAGTTCGTATCTGCCTTCTTGACCACTCTTACGGTATTCATCTCTTAATTCGTCAGTATTAAAATATGGCATCATTAATTCATTATTTTGTTTACCCAGCACAGGATTCAACGAACCATCTTCACTAAGTACATGAGGCCATAAATTTAAACTACCTTCACTAGAAAATTCATCAGGAATTAAAACTACTTTTTGATATTTACCCCCAGATTCTTCTGCTTCTTTTCTAAGTTTTTGTCGTTCATCAGCTGGTAAATCCATAATTTCGTTAAGTTCTTTTACACTTTTACCTACAAATATTCTATCTAATAAAGTATAACCAAAATCATTTAATTGTTTTTCCATTTGGCTTTCAGCCCAAGTAGCTGTGTCATTATCTCCAAATACATTATGTAAAGTAAGATTTGTTTTGTTTGTACCTGTTCTTAAATCAAGAATAATATCATCTTCTACAAAAACTTTATCATACATATTAGTTAAATTTTCACTAATTGTTTTTTCATTTATATTGCTGTAGATTTGATAATTAACATATGCTTCAAATTGTTTATATAAACCTGTGCCAAGCATTAAATCTGTTTCTGGCAAAACTGTTCTTATATATTTAGCAGTAGAAGATATAATATCATTTCTGTCATTTCTTGTAGTTTTGTCATCTATATTAGCAATTGCAAAAAAATTAGCACGTTTTTCACTTTTATCTTTATTAGTTAAACTACCTAAACTTTGTATAATTTCATTACGTTTATCACTTCCAAGCATTAATGATAAATCACTTACAGTCTCAAAAAAAGCTTCTTGGTCTTCAGTAAAAACATTGTAGGCTTTTAATTTATTATACCTTGCGCCCTTGTCTGTTCTTAAATTACTGTATTGATTATGAAGTTGAAATATTGAATTTATAATTTCATTATCTACAAGCGCACCAGACATCATAAGATTAACTTGTTTAGTTAACTCAGTAGAACCAGTTTGTGATATTATATTTTCCCAAGTATTAGAGTTACGCCAATTAAAATTGTCATCAACTATATTTCTATGACTTTTATCTGCCTCGCCTGATAATAATGTAAGTCTATTTATATTTGCATCAGCTATTGCTTTTGCTTGTGTTTCTTTTTTAGCTTGTCCTTTTGCTAATTCTCCAAAAACAGTAGATATAGCTTTAACATTTTCGCCCATAGTTCTTGATAATATATCATCAAGTCTATCTTTAAGATGATTTATAGGAGCAGACATTGGCCCATCAGGAGAAACAATTGATGTACCAAATTCATATTTTTTTAATGAACTTGTGTTTTTACCGCCACTTAAAATATAAGCATCTGAATCGTATAATATTTCAGAAGAAATATTAGGAATGTCTGACATCATGGCGTTAACATCTCTTATAATAAATTCTTTATTTAATTTTTTTTGAAAATCTATAAGTTTATCTACACCAAGTGGCTTACCTTGATTAATAAAATATTCAACTTTTTCATTAAATTCATCTAAATAATTATTATAATCTTCCTGTGTATAACTTATATCTCCATTTCTTATTTTAGTAATTTCATTACTTACAGTTAGTGAAAAATCAAATTTTTGTTTATTTATTAAATTTTCTTTTAAAGCTTTTTGTCTTGCGGCTTGAGCATCTTTAAACTTACCACTGTAACCTCGTTGAACATATGTTTTTAAAGAACCAAGTTTGTCAAAAGGAACTAATTTATGAATTGCTTCAATAATTACTTTGCTTTCTGGGGAAAGAAAGTTTCCGTCTTCGTCTTGTACATCAGTATTATGACGACCTACTGCTGTAGCAATTTGGTCATTTGTATCAAGACCAAGAGAGATAGCATAAGTTAATAAAATTTCTGCTTCATTTCCTATTTCTTTATTTAAACCATCAAAATTAATTTCTGGATTTTCCCTCATGTATTTTTCTAAATTGTCTTTATAAGAATTAAGTTCTGTAATAAAATACTCTAATCCAGCTTCTATTCTTTCACTTTTGTTTTGCACTCCAAGTAAATCAATTTCTTCTTTAGTTTGCTCACTAAAAACTAATTCTTCTAAAATATTATTAATACTAATATCTTTTGCATTTAATTTTTCTTGTACATCTTTAAATATTTCTGCTTGTTCTTCTTGAATTCTAAATTGATATATAGATGATTGACTTCTAACTTGATTTGCTAATTCCTCACTTAAATACTCAGGAGGCAAACCAACATCATATTCTTTAGTACCAAAAATTATTCTATTTCTTGCAACATTATTAACATATTTATTAAATTCTTTTGCAGTTTTAAAAGATTGAGATTGTAAATCAGATTGAAGAACCGCTGACCAATAAGATTTTTCTGCTGCATTTTTTAAAGCATTTATTTCTGGGCCAGAATATGAGTTTGAATCTGCTGTTACATTTAAATCTATTTTTTCTAATATTTTGTTATATGCTATTTCTCTGTCTTCATCATTTAATTCTGAAAAACTTTTTTGAATTTCATTAACTTCAGTTATAAACAATTGTTTATTTTTTGCTTTTAGTTCTCGTCTTCGAGTTTGAGTAAGATTCATTTTAGTAGAAGCTAGATAAAAAGTTCCAGCTTCTTCTACCATACCTTTATACATACCTTCTGGAGCATTATTAACCATACCAGATAAGTATTGAGAAAACTTTTCTTCATATGCTTGAGGAGAAATATTTTCTATTAATGAAAATTCTTTAGATTTTAATTTAATTTCATCAGATATTGATTTTTCAAATCTACTATCAATTATTCTTTTGTAAGCAGCTCTAGCATCAGAGTTCATATTGTATAACTCTAAAGCTTCTAGCTTACCTGTAGTTGGATTAATTGTTCTAACTTTATCTATATCTTCACTTAAAGCTAACTCTTGTGCTTCATTAAGAGATTCTTTTTTTAAAGTATTAAAAGCTGTTGATGCTACGTTTTTTGCGTTAGCTCTAATTGTTTCCCAAAGCTCAGACTCACCTGTATTAATCCTAGCAACACCTATTGGTGCGTTAGTAACTGTTCTTTTTTGTCTAAGTACTGGCATTAAAAATTCCTAATCTTTATCTGATTTTTTTCTTGAGCCTCTGTAAGAAGATATACCCCCCATTATATCTCCAAAGGCATTAACAGTAGCAGACCTTAAAGCATTTTTTGAACCAGCTCTTAAACTTGCCGCTTCTATTTCTGTTTTTCTCATACTAATCAGACTTTGATTAGTAGCAACTCTTATGTCTTCTGCTACTATATCTTTTTGATTATCAAAAAAAGCTTGCATACTGGGGTCATCTCTTCTCCCTAGATTTGCAAACATATTTTCATTAGCTGACATATCATTTTGATATTCATTCATTCTAATTATAGCAGATTGTTTAGTCTGTGTGTCCATTAAACTGCGGTCAATTAATGCAAGCTTTGCACTTTGCAACGCTTGTCCAGCTCTAACTCTTCCGCTTTGAATAGAGCTAAAAGCTGATAAACCTGTACTAGCGATTGCTAACCATGGAATTGCCATTATATAATTACCTCTGCTATTAATCCATTAACCTGTATAGGTAGAGGTTCTGCTTGAGTCACTTCTATTTGTGGGTCATCACTATATCCAAGTAATCTAAACTCTCTTTTACCAGTAACAGGCGTTCTTATCTTTGACATGTCATCAGTAACTTGTCTTATTGTTAATGCTGTATTGTTTACACTTACTGCTAGTGTATTATTTAAATCTAAGAAAACACTTCCTATTGCTCGAGGCAATCCTGTAACTGGGCCATTGTCAGCTGTTAAATCAATAGGATTAGTTTTTAAAGTAACATCAAACTTATATCCAATCTCTGCTGTTGTTATAGCTTCAACAGCAGATACATCAGCTTCACCACCAGATACTACTACATCACCATAGTAATTTGTATTGCTAACTACACTAACAACTGCACCATTAGCAAACTCATCACTCACAGTAAAAACACCTGTAGTGCTAGTATAAGTCTTAGCTACATCTAAATTAACTGTGTCTTTAAACTCACATAAAATATATTCCTGAGTACCAGCACCAGTATCAATAACAATATTACAAAACACTTTGTCATCAATAACACATATAGATTTAAAAGAACCTCTAGTCGTAAACTCAACCCACCCAGCTCGTTTTTCTGTTCTGTTAGAATTAAACACAGCTACAGTGCCATCGTCATTTACCATAAATATATAAGACTCATTTCTATTTATCGCACCTCTAAGAACAGACTGCTCAATAGGATTCTTAATAAGATGCGATGAAATAGAAGAAATAGAAGATGCAGTATACGAACCTTCTGCGTCTGAATAAATGTATTCTCTAACAATAGAACCATTCTTTTGTACAAATACAGTTGCACCATCTAATGACTCAGGACGAATCCATGTACTACCATAAGGTGTTTGTTTTCTTAACTGTGCATTAGTTGGAGTTATTGCATTACCTAGATATGTAGGCACAAATAATTCGTTACTAGCTGTAAATATTTGCAAATCTCTATTAGACACTAAATGTCTTATTTCGTTTACTTCACCAGTAGCTGCAATTAATTGGATTGAATCAGAATCATTTGCTGTACCTACATCAAAGTTCCAGTAAGCATTTGTTTTGCTCATCCATATAGCATCAGGCTGTGAGCTTGTTCCACCAAATACTAATCTATTTTCATGGAAAGTAACGGCTGTAGGAAATCCTCTTAAAGAAGAGAAAGTTTGCTCTTGCCAATCTAATGTAGCTGCACCAGTAGTAATTTTAATAGAAGCACCACCACCATCTTCACTAGCATTAGCTGTACCATTAGCTGTAAATGTGTATGTATTCTCATCTATAATAGCTAGAATAGTTTCTGAATTGTTTAGATTTGAAACAGAAATTCCACCAACAGTTGCAGCATCAGAGATAACAATAGTTTCACCACCTTTAAAACCATGAGCTATATGAGTAACTTCTACTACTGCACTGCCAGATGCTGTCCTAAATGCGTTATTAATTAATGTTTGCTGTAATGCTTTTAATATTGTTCCTGTAGCAGTAGTCCCATTAACAACTGCTGTTATAAGTATTTCTGAATTACCATACTTTAACCGTGTACCAACATGACCTGATACAAAATAAGATGCACTAGTTGTTAAAGGGACACCTGTCCCAGATGTAGCCTCAGCTGCTAGAGTTACGCCAGTATCTTGAAAAGGATAATATGGTTGAAATGTGTCAGTAACAGTAGACCCAGACGTTAATGTATCAAATACTTTTACTTCTAATTGAAAAGCAGTTGCACTAGTCCTTACTAATAAACGTGGTTTAAAAAGTGTATGACATATCCACATAGTGTTTCCACTTTGAGCAAATGAATATTCATTTATATACTCATCATCAAATGGAATTGCATTACTATCTACGTCAGCCGTTAATGTAGATACTAAACTTGTAACACCTGTTGATTGCACTACTCTAAATACTCTTAACTTAGCATTTTCTATAGATACAATATATTGGAAATCATCTGAGAATATAAACGGAACTAACCTACTTTGCATATCAGCACCGCCAGTAAAATTTGTTACAGCTAATCGTGTGCTGTCTGTTGTTGTTACTGTTAAATTAGTTGCAGATTGAGGAAAATCTCTTTTAACAGTTACTACTGCCGCTGCTGGATTGGCTACTGTAAATCCTGATATTGCATTTATAGCTGCAAAAATAAGGTCTGCCGTTACATTATTAGATGTATTAGGTTTATAATAATGAGTATTGCCAGACGCGGCAGTAGGAGTACCAGCACCAACCGCTTCAGACTCTAGTGTAATTTCTGTTCCATCATGTGTAAAAAACTTTATTTGACTACCAACAGCAATGTTAGCATAGTCAGCTACTGTAATTGTAAATGATGTCTGCTCTACAGTAATATCGTACTTGTATATTTTTTCAGTGCCAGCACGTTTAATTACACCCCCTTCACTTCTAAGAAGAAAGTTTTCTACACGTTGAGCAGAAGCTGAGTACACAGCGGAGTCTGTTCTTGATATTGCTGACGGACTTATTTCACCAAATTGAAAATTATTTACTGGTACTCGAACTTTTCGCATTAACTACGCCTTTGAGTAATATACCTACTAGTATTAAATTTTCTATTTGTTTGTTGCTGAGAGTCACTTGCTCTAGCTTTAGCCATAGATACTGCGGCTTTATCTTCCATCATACCAGCCATTGCTGTGTCTCTAGCTATTGATACTGCAAACATACTAGCTAATGTATATTCAACTGCTATTGTAAAATACGAAGGCCAGTCTACTTCTACTGCCCTAAATGTATAATCAGCAATTAAAGTTTCAGTACTGCTTGCATCACAAAATACTTTGTCACCATATGTTTGATACTCTATAGGAAAATCACCTACAGTTACCGCATGTAACATTATTAAATTAGACGGCAACTGATACGCTGCATCATATCGCCCTGTTGGAGCATCAGATAGTAAACCTAATACTGCCTGCTCTGTTGCAAAACGCCATCGACAATTAGTTAATGCCGCCCTTGCTATATCCTCATACATATTAGAAGCAACAAGTGCTTCATTAGTAGAGTCTTCAAATGAAGTTATAGGCTCTGCACCGATTAGGATTAAAGCCCTCGAACATACATCTATTGATGAATTTGCTGGTGTTGCCATATGTAGTGTAGGGGGCGGTTAAACCCCCCACTCCTTTTCTAATCAGAATCTGTTACTGTAATTGCAGTACCATCTGCAACATCGACTACCGAACCTGTATTAGATAAAACAACAGTCCACGCTATTGTGGGAGCATTATTATCATATACAGCAATTAGGTCGCCAACATTCATCATTGCAGCTGCGTCATTAAAGTAACCTGATGCGCGAACAACTGATAGAGCGTCAACACTTGAATAATACCAAATGTTGTAGCCTCCACCCCCTGCCATGCGCGTTAATCCAGATGCACCATAAGCCATTTTAAAGTCCTTTCTTTACTATCCGTTATTGTCAAGAACTTCGTAGATACCATTGTCGTCTATCGCAACAGACCCCATTGACATCATTGAAGTGGTTAAATGAGAAGCTTTCTCAGGGATATAATTTACCTCTGTAGAAACATCAGCATTAATACCAAGACCAATAGCTGAAGTGTGATAAGCCATATTTTTACCGCCAGCAATTGCACTGGTTGAGAAAATATTAAGACCTAAGAAGTTCTTCATTGTCATTCCACCAGCAAACGGAAGATTTTGCTCACCTACATAATCAGATGATGCAAACTCTTCGATTAAGAATAAGTCTGCAAAACCTTTAGGATGCATTGCCAAATATCTTTGGTTGTCTTCTGGAACTTCTGCCGCACCCATTGTTTCAAACAATGATAGTAAGTCAGCTATTTGAACAGCAGAACTTGTATCATGTATTTGAGTAGAGTTTGCGCCAGCGTCTAGAGCCGCAACAATAATAGCATCTGTCTTACGACCAAGGGCCGCAGCTGCAGATTGAGCTACTGCTTGACGCTCATTGATATTAGTTTTTAACTCATCGAGTTTATCAATATATTCAGCGGCATAGAAGTCAGCCATTGTTGCTTCAACGGTTGTGTGAGCTAGCTCCATTGGAGTTACCATACCGTTACGAGATTTAGTTGTTGCTTCACCTGTTCCGATTTTTTGGAACCTTGCTATGTTGCCAGTTACGTTAGTAGTTCTGACAGTGTTACGCAGTTTAGAACCCATACGCTGATACGCTAAATGCACATCGGACTCGAACTGTTTGATGAAGGCTGTGTCTATTGAGTTTGCCATTACAGCTACCTTTCATTAAGTTGCACAATTATTTATATCGTGGGTGTCTGCTTCACATGGTCATTGTAGGTATCCAAAAGGGCTACTCAATGTATTACAGGCCGTGATTCTAAATTATAAACATTTTTTTTTGACAAATTGCAACGCACAAAATGAACATAATTAATATTTTCTCCATCAACAACAACATCAACGTCAAATCCAAGCCAAATTGCCCACTGTATTATGCGCTCATTGCTTTCTAATATGTTCATATTAAGTTTATAATAGTTTCCATGTAGAAATTCTACTAACTTTGGGGATGCTTTTAAAAAACTAAACCAATTTTTCTGCATATCTTCTGCAAACATTGCCCACATTAGCCCAGTTTGATAGCCGTCAGGCTCTACACCTACAATGCCTAATGGTTTATTAGCTTTCTCAACTACATAAACATTCTTTTTTCTAACAAATTCCATAAAGAAATCTAAAGGTTCTCTGTTAAATAGAGATAACTCAAACTTATTTTCTTCACTAAGTGTTTCTGAAAGAGGAATAACGTGTTTCATATGAGCAGGAACTAGGGTTAAAAGCCCCTGCTTCATAAGCCAATCAGCCATAAAGCTTCTTGAATCCGTCTTCTATAGTCTTAACATAAGCAGGGTCACGTTGACTTACATTGTGGTATCGAGGGTCAAGCATCATAGTTCTTAAATCAGACTCATTAATTTTATCTACTGAATCTGTAGTAGAATTTAATGACGCGCCTTTCATGTTTTCCATAATATGCTCTAAGGCAACAATACCTTCATGGGTCTCTGCCATGCGTTCTATTGCTGGCATTACTTCTTGAGGAAAAAACTTATTAGCAAATGCACTAGCTGCATTAGTTCTGTCTAAAGCTTGGTCACCTAGTTTAATCATCTCATCGTCAATGTTAACTTCATTACCAGCAATAGCGTTCATATACTTTTCAATACCAGCAGAGAATACATCCTGACCATAACCATTCTCAAATGAATGTTCAGACCACCACTGTAACAGCTCACTTTCAATAGCTTCACCTTCGTCTATGCCCTCAGGTAATGTGTAATCACCTTTGTTTTCTGGACGATTCTCATACTTAGTTCTATTAAACTCTTCTTCTATTTCTTTACGAAGAGTTTCATCTTTATTACCTAGCTTAGATTCTAGTTCTTTATAAGCTTTGGCTAGGTCTTCACCTGTTTTGTATTTCTCAGGCAACCATTCTGGTCTGTCAGTAGTTTCTACTGGCTCTACTGCCTCAGTTGTTTCTGCAACTTCTTCTGTTTGTGTATCTAATAATGTTTCATTCATTGATTTTTCCTATGTGCATGTTGTATGCGCCTCTCTAAAAGACCAACTATATATCTCTGACCTTCTAAATGACGCAATTCCTCAGTTGTAACATTCGGGCCATTTACCATCTCTATTGTTATAGAGCGTAAATACTTTAAGACTTCCTTGCCAGTGGGAGACTCTAGCAAGGAAGCTATATTTTTACTTATCTGTGTATCTTTATTGGTATCTCTTTGAAAACCATCGACTCCAATATTAACTTTACTGGGCAATCATTTGCTCCTGTTCTTCTGGTTGACCTTGAGGCTGGCCTTGCATCTGTTGCATTTGTGCCATCTGTGCCGCAGCCTCTGCAATTTGCTTACGTTGCTCTTCATCCCTAATCAAAGCATCAGGAACACCAAACTTCTTAGCTAAATGCACTGCTGTTTCTTCGCCATCAATTAACATGTTTAACATCTCAGGGCCAAACACACCACCAACCAGCTCTAAGAACCTAGATACTGAACTTATATCTTGATTTGCTTGGGCTTGTGCTAGTGGAGATATAGATTTTACCTTAACTTCTCTACCATTTACTACAGGAATTTCTATTCTACCCTGCTTTTTAAGGATATATATTAGCCTTTGAAGCACAGGTTGTACTAATTCTGCCTGTAATCTACCAAATGCAGACCCCATTCTGCGTGATAAATCAGCCATTCTCTCTGCAACTTCGGTTGCTGAAGCTGGTGTTCTGTCAGGATTACCTAACATATCGTTGTATAATGCACGTTTAATATTCAATCTCATGTCACTTAGTACCAACTGCGCTACATCAAAGTTACCAGCGGCTTGTATAGGTTGTAATCCAGCAGAGCCTATACCCTTTGGTATGATAGACCCAGGAACTAGCTGGATAGTATCTACGTTAACTACACCATCATCTTCCATCTGGTAAATTCCAGAAATAGACATCTGTGCGTTCTCTAAGATAAGCTCGATGGTTAAGTTAGTAGTTTTAATT